ATGGCATCAACAATATGGAATCAAGACATTAACGCTGGTGAGAATTGGAACGCTGAGATTGTTCTTGCATTTTCTACTGGTGCGCCTCGTGATCTTACTGGACATACCTTAGCATCAGGAATAAAGAGACATTACAAATCCGTAGGACATAAAGAAACTATGGGTATAACAGTATTGGATGCGGTCAACGGAAAAATAAAATTTCATTTAACAAATGCACAAACTTCTAATTTAAAATCTGGAAAATATTTGTATGATGTAGAATTAACTAATGATGCAACAACAGAAAAAGAAAGAGTAATTGAAGGAACGATAACAGTTAGACCAGAGGTTACAATCACATGATTACGATAATAAGTAACACATCAGGTATTACTTTCTCATCACCTCAAGAAGGCGGTGTACAACTAGACCCTGAGCTTGATGAGACTACTTCAACACTTACTGCAGCTGAGACACCTATATCTGATATTAATATGGTTGACTTAGCAGACGTTAATCCTACTAGTTTAAATCATAATGACGTATTAGTTTTTGATGCTGTAAATGGTAAATTTAAACCTATTGATATAGATGAAATAAACAACAATGATGGTGGTACATTTTAAAAAGTTTTTCAAATGAGGTACATTTTAAACAATGACCAAAACAAAGCGAGTATATTGAATTTAATGTTGACAATGCGAGTAAATGACTAAACTCAATTATAATAAAAGTTAAAAAAGGAAACAATAATGGCTAATAACAGAATTCAAATTAAAAGGAATGACGGGCAAGCGACCCCTTCTGGATTGCTTGCTGGTGAACTTGCATGGTCTGATAATAACGCATCAACAGGCGGTGGTGGAGCAGCTGGTTATTTGTATATTGGTGATGTTCGCTCTGTAGCGAATGGTGGTACTGCTATACACAAAATCGGTGGCCCAGGTTGGGGTACAGAACTTCTAACCGACACAACTCTATTGGGAACTCCCCTGATAACAACTACGCCGGCAGCAGATGATAACTCTCTCAAAATTGCGAGTACAGCGTATGTTGATAGACAGGTTTCAAATGCAGCTCCTGCTATGAATGATATTTCTGATGCTACCGTAGCTTCAGAAACTGATGCAGATTTGCTCGTATGGAATGATAGTAATTCCGCATGGGAAAACAAAGCGTTGTCAGGACACGTTGCTATTACTGCAGCTGGTGTTGCAACGGTTTCTAATGTTGCAGATGGTATCGTAACTCTCGGAACAAAGACATCTGGTGCTTATGTTTCTACAGTTGCTGCTGGTGATAACATTACTATTACTGGTGCTGGTGGTGAAGGTTCTACACCAAGTATCGCATTGTCAAACAATGTAACAATCGCTGGTAACTTGACAGTTAGTGGTACAACTACAACAGTTGAATCATCAACCGTTTCTGTTTCTGATCCAGTATTCGTAGTTGGTGGAGATGTTATCAACGATACTACTGATCGTGGTATTTCTTTCAAATGGAATGATGACGATTCTACTGCAAATGCAGGCGCTGGTAATACCAAAGAAGGTTTCTTTGGATATGACAAAACAGATGGTAAATTCAAATATATCATGGATGCTAGTAACAGTTCTGAACAGTTTTCTGGCACATTGGGTGATGCTGCTTTCGGAGATATCGAAGGTACATTGACAACTGCTAGTCAACCAAACATTACTGGTGTTGGTACAATCGCAACTGGTGTGTGGAATGGTACTGCTATTCCTCAAACTCACGGTGGTACTGGTGGAGATTCTTCTAGTGCTTCTGGTGTTGCTGTTGTAACTACTGGTAACTGGACGTATGAATCTAATCTGGATGTTGGATTTGGTGGTACTGGTCTTTCTACCATCGAAGCAAATGCAATCGTTCTTGGTAACGGTGCAGGCAACATGACAGTTGTTTCATCTACAGGTAACAATGGTAAGGTTCTCCGAGTTGAATCTGGCGTACCTACATGGTCTGATACAATAGATGCTGGTACTTTCTAATCTTAGTATTTTGAAAGTTCTAAAAGCATTTTGAAACAGAGGGGGATGAGGCTTAGTCCTTATCCCCCTTTTTTTCTTTGTATAAATACATTTAAAGATAGGTGTAAAAATGGAATTCGACCAAACCGCAGAACTAATTGAAAAGTTAGGGATGCCGATTGTTGGTTTATTATTGGTAGGGTGGGGTTTCTGGAAAGTTGTTAAGTGGTTACAAGAATCTATGACAGGAAAAATAAGTTATCAAACCGATATACTTATACAACTTATAGATAGAATTCGTGTATTGCAAACAGACATTTTAAAATTAGATACTATGATAAGAACTCGCTATGGTTTGGATGCAGATGAAGAAAGAATCGCAAGAGCAGATGAAGTTAGAAGAAAAAATAAAAGAACTAAATAATAATTTTATATTAAGGAGTATGTGAAATGAATGAAGAAGCGAAAGTGGAAGAAGAAATAAGTGCAGAAGAGCAGGTAATCCAACTAACGGGCAAATTAAAATATGCACAAAAATTGATTACCAATTTACAAACAAAATTGAATGAACAACTTGGTATTATTATTCAGCTTGAAGCAAAACTTCAACTTGCTGAAGAAGATCATCAAGGAATTACCAAACAGCTGGAAGAATATGGCCTTAATGCACAGAAGGGCGTAGCTGCAAAAAAATAAAGGAATAAATTACTATGGCTAGTGTAACCTCAAGACAAGGACTGATAGATTATTGTTTACGAAGATTGGGTCAGCCCGTTGTTGAAATCAATGTGGATGAAGATCAATTAGAAGAAAGAATTGATGACGCTATTGCCTTTTTCCAAGAATATCATTTTGACGGAGTAGAAAAGGTATTTAACAAGCACGTATTAACGCAATCTAACATAGATAATGAATATGTTAGTATTGATAATACAGTTATTAGTGTAGTTAGAGTTTTGCCAGTTCCTAGTTTTGATTCATTTCAAGGTGGTTTCTTCAATGAAGAATATCAAATGCGTTTAAATGATTTGAATAATTTTTCTGGTTCATCTTTAATTCAATGGAGTATGAAGTTAAGAAATTTCGCTCAAATTGAACAATTATTTTCTATTGCACCACAAATGATGTTTAATAGAAAACAAGATAGACTTTACTTAGAAACTGATTGGGCGGATAAATTTAATGTTGGAAGTATTTTAATAGTTGAGGCGTATCGTGCTTTAAATGCTGAAACTTGGCCACAAGTATATAATGATTTATTCTTGAAACAGTATGCAACTGCTTTAATAAAAAGACAATGGGGAGAAAACATTAAGAAGTTTGCTGGTGTCGTATTACCAGGCGGTATTACTCTTGATGGTAAAACAATCTATGACGAAGCGGTAGAAGAAATAAGACTTATAGAAGAACAAATGAGTCTTAAATATGAACTTCCTATTGATGGATATATGGGTTAAGATATGCCAACTAATCAATATTTTCAGAATTTTAATTCCTTACCACAACAACAGTTAGTTGATGATATTGCTAAGGAAGTAATAAAAATAAATGGAACGGATGTACTTTATCTTCCTAGAAATTTAGTTAGAAGGGATGATGTTTTAAATGAAGCTCCTATTTCTGTTTTTGAAACAGCATTTGAAGTTGAAGCATATATTCAGAATACAGATGCTTTTTCTGGACAGGGAGATATTATTGGAAAGTTTGGTTTAAATGTCGAAGATGAAATAATATTTGTAGTACATAAAGAAAGATTCAAAGAAGAAACAAAATTAGTTTCACCTAAAGAGGGTGATTTAATTTATCTTTATATGTCTAAAAGTTTATTTCAAATTTCATTTGTTGAACATGAAAAACCATTTTATTCAATGGGAAAAAATCAAGTGTTTGAAATTACTTGTGAGAAGTTCACATACAGTAATGAAAAATTCCTGATACCAGCTGCACAGATGGGATCATTGTTTGATGGGTTTGAAAGAGAGTATGCAATTAAAACAGCATTAACATTAGCAGACGTTGAAGGTAATTATACAATAGGTGAAGTAGTATCACAAACAAGTCTAAGTACAACAGTAAGCGGTGTTGTATCATCATTCGATCCACTTACGCATAAAATTTATCTTTACAATGTGGTTGGTGGAGAATTTACTACTGGTGAAAATTTAATTGGTGCTAATAGTGCAACAACAAAAAATGTAATTGCTGTGAACGATCAAGAATTATCTGCTAAGGCAGATTCCTATGATGAGAATATTACTTTTGAAACAGAAGGTGATAACATATTAGACTTTAGTGAAATTGATCCGTGGGCTGAAGGAGACTTATAAATGTTTGGTAAACATTTTTATAATAAAAATATTAGAAATATCATTATTGTTTTTGGTACAATATTTAACGATATTACAATCGTAAGACAAAACCTCGCTGGTGGTGCAGATCAAAGATTTAAAGTACCTATTGCTTACGGGCCGACAGAAAAATGGTTAGCGAGAGTAGATCAAAGAAGAATAGATGGTAAAGATAATTTGGCTATTACATTACCACGAATGTCATTTGAAATTACAGCGATGACATATGATACCCAAAGAAAATTACAAAAAACAAAAAGAATTAAAAAAGATATAGCTGCTGATAATACGAAATTGTTAACAGCATATACGCCTGTTCCATATACTTTCGATATTGAATTGAATGTATTAGTCAAGAATAGTGATGATGGTGCTCAGATACTTGAACAAATCATGCCATTCTTTACACCAGAATTTCATGTTACCATGAATGAAATGAGTAATTTGGATGTTAAAAGAGACATCCCAATTATTATGACTTCAATCGTTACTAGTGATAGTTACGAAGGTGATATGATAACAAGACGTGCTTTAATACATACCTTGAATTTTCAAGTTTTGGGTTTTGTTTATGGGCCAACATCTCAAGTAAGTTTGATAAGGGAAGTGGATGTTAATCTTGGAGCGCAGATACCAGACCCCGAAGAATTTGATAGAAATGTTGATATTAAACCTAATCCAGCAGATGCTGGGCCAGAAGATGATTTTGGATTTTCCACAACTATTAGTGATGTATAAAATGTATGAAGAAAGAGACTATACAAAAATTAAATGATGTCTTAGATATTGCTGATGATATTATTGATGTTGAAGAACCTACAGAAATTGTAAAGAAATCACCAACTGTAGATGTTAACACTACAGACTTAACTGCTGATTATCAATTTTCAAGAGATCAATATCAAACATTAATTGAAAAAGGTAATGACGCCCTTGAAGAACTCTTAACGATTGCAAAAGAGGGTGAACAACCTAGAGCATTTGAAGTTGCGACTCAATTAATAAATTCATTAACAGCAACAACTAAAGAACTTTTGCAGTTACAAAAAACAAAAGGAGAGATTGAAAAGAAGGATAAATCTGTTGCTAAAACAGAAAACAATCTTTTCATTGGAAGTACAAAAGAACTGCAAGAGTTGTTAGAACAAAAGAAAAAATAATATGGCAGATGATAATTCTTATTTAGGTAATAACCTTTTAAAAGGTTTGAACGTACCGCATAAGTTTACTAAAAAAGAAGTAGAGGAATATGTTAAGTGCCACGATGATCCTATCTACTTTTTGGAAAACTATGTCAAAATTGTCCACGTTGACGAAGGACTTGTACCTTTTAAGATGTACCCCTTTCAAAGAAATTTGGTTGAAGCAATAATTGAAAACAGAAATGTTATCGTAAAAACTGGTAGGCAGGTTGGTAAAACAACTACAACTATTGGTTGGTTATTACATTATATTCTTTTTAATAAAGAAAAAATTGTAGGTATTCTTGCGAATAAAGCTATCACCGCTCGAGAAATTCTTAGTCGAGTTCAAACATCCTATCAACATCTCCCCAAGTTTCTCCAACAAGGATTAAGAGAATGGAATAAAGGTTCTATGGAACTTGAGAACGGAAGTAAGGTTATTGCTTCTTCTACATCCTCAAGTGCAATTCGTGGATTTTCATTTTCTTGTATTCTCTTAGATGAGTTTGCCCATGTTCAAAGACATATTGCAAATGAGTTTATTCGTTCAGTTTATCCTACGATTTCATCTGGTAAAGAAACGAAAGTTATTATAGTATCTACTCCAAACGGATTTAATTTGTTTTACAAGTTCTGGAATGATGCTGAAAACAAAAATAATACATTTTATCCATTCAAGGTACATTGGTCTAATGTGCCAGGCAGAGATGATGCTTGGTATAAACGAACTGTCTCAACTATTGGTGAGGATTCTTTCAGACAAGAGTACGAAGCAGAGTTTTTGGGCTCTACGAATACTCTGATTTCGACTGAAAAATTACAAGAAATGTCTTACAATGATCCGATCTTTTCTAGAGAAGGATTGGATGTCCATGAAGAACCCAAAGAAGGACACAGTTATACTATTACAGTTGACGTGGCAAGGGGGCAGGGAAACGATTATTCGGCCTTCTCGGTTTTCGATACTACTGAAATTCCGTACAAAATAGTTGCAAAATACCGCAATAACACAGTGGCACCCCTACACTTTCCCAATATTATAAATACTATAGGTAAGAGATATAATTATGCGTATATTTTAGTAGAAATAAATGACATTGGATCACAAGTTGCTGACGTGCTTCACCATGATTTAGAATATGAGCATCTATTTTCGACATCATGGTATGGTAGGCATGGACAGCAAATAAGTAGTGGTGCAAAGAAGGAATCTTCTTTTGGTGTTAGAACAACTAAATCTATGAAGAAAATAGGTTGTTCAAATTTAAAATCACTTATAGAAGAAAACAAACTTCTGTTTACTGATTATGATATCATATCAGAACTAACAACATTTATTGCTACTGGTGAAACCTATTCGGGAGAAGATGGAACAAATGATGATTTAGTAATTACAATGGTATTATTTGCATGGTTGGTAGATCAACAATATTTTAAAGATTTAGTTAATCAAAATATAAGAGATAATTTATACCAAAACAACTTAGCAAATTTAGAAGATCATCTAACGCCATTTGGAATTATTAATGATGGTTTAAATCAAGATAAATATGAAATAGACTCGGATGGTACAATTTGGGAAAAAGTATCTTAAAATAATTAAATTATGCATTTGATGAAAATATATTAATATAAAAAATGTAATTAATTGTAAAGGAGATTAAAATGCCATTTCAAGTATCGCCGGGAGTTAATATTTCCGAAACCGATTTAACTACGATTGTACCAAATGTTGCGACAAGTATTGGTGCAATGGCTGGATCTTTTCAATGGGGCCCAGTATTAGAAAGAACACAGATAACAACAGAAGGTGAATTGGTTAAAGTATTTGGAGAACCAAATGATAGCACCTTTAAAAGTTGGTATGTCGCATCTAATTATCTTTCATATTCTAACAACTTGCTTGTTGTTCGTAACGTACTTGATAGTGCAAGGAATGCTACAGTTGGTTCAGTTGGAACTCCAATCCTTGTAGAGAACGCTACAGAGTATGATGCAAAAACATTTACCAATCAAATGTTTGTTGCTAAGTATCCAGGCTTACTTGGAAATAGTTTGAAAGTTCATGCTATTGATAGTGTAGCGTGGACTAACGCAGTTGCTGCTGGTGCAGAAACAACTCTGCGAAATTTATTCAGATCAAACTTTGATCGTGCCCCTGGCACATCTCAAGACGTTGCTAACTCTGGTGGTGCAAATGATGAAATGCACATTTTAGTTATTGACGAAGATGGTTTATGGACAGGAACTCCAGGCGAAGTTCTGGAAACACACGCTTATGTAAGTAAAGCATCTGATGCAAAACGTGTTGATGGTTCATCCAACTATGTTAAAAATGTTTTGCGTAACGAATCTGCATATGTTTGGTTGGGATTACCTGCTGAATTAACTGCTGATTCAGTTGCAGCTGGTGCAGACGCTGGTTCAGATAAAACAAGTACATTTAAAAACTTTGATAGTGCAACTGATGGTGAAAAAATGCCAGGCGGTTCACTTGCTGGTGCTGTTGATGGTGATACAATTACAGATGGTGAATATCAAACTGCTTATGATCTGTATAAAGAACCACAAGTAGTTGACTTCAATTTGATTATGCAAGGAGCGGGTAGTACAACTGTTGGTGCATATATCAATGACAACATCGCTGAAACACGAAAAGATTGTGTCGCTCTACTTTCTCCTAATCAGTCATCCGTTGTTAATGCTGGTGCTAACCAACAACTGACTGCTTTGGAAACTGACAAAACAACTTTGAGTGCTTCAAGTTATGCTATCATGGATAGTGTATATAAATATCAGTACGACAAGTATAATGATGTTTTCCGTTTTGTTCCAATGAACGGTGATATGGCTGGTTTATGTGCAAGAACAGATTTTACGCATGATTCATGGTGGAGTCCTGCTGGTTTAACAAGAGGTGTTATTAAGAATGTTGTAAAACTTTCTTGGGAGCCTTCAAAAGCAGATCGTGATAAAATGTATCAGTTGGGAATCAACCCAATTATTACTCAAAGAGGTAGTGGTGTAGTTCTTTGGGGAGATAAAACGTGTCAAACAATTCCGAGTGCATTTGATCGAATCAATGTACGAAGATTGTTTATCATTCTTGAGAAAGCAATTAGTATTGTTGCAAAATCTATGTTGTTTGAATTCAATGACGAGTTTACTCGCTCACAATTCATCAACCTTGTTTCTCCATTTTTGAGAGAAGTTCAAGGACGTAGAGGTATTACAGACTTCAAAGTAGTTTGTGATTCATCTAATAATACAGGACAAATAGTTGACTCTAATCAGTTTGTTGGTGATATTTTTGTCAAACCGACACGATCAATTAACTATATCCAGTTGAACTTTATTGCCGCTCGATCAGATGTATCTTTTACAGAAATCGGTGGTTAAGTCTTATAAATATACGAAAATAAAGGAGTAATAAAAAATGGCAACAATATCAGATTTTAAGAATAACTTTAGAGGTGGTGTTCGACCAAACTTATTTCAAGTTGTAATCACTGCTCCAATATTTGGGTCAATGAACTTGGAATTTCTTGGAAAAACCACAAGTCTCCCTTCTTCTACTGTAGCTCAGTTTCCAGTAGATTATCGTGGACGACAACTAAAAGTTCCAGGCGATAGAACTTTCGCTGATTGGGCGGTTACAATTTTGAACGATCCCGAATGGGAAAATCGAACAAAGATTGAACAATGGATGAACGCTATTACAGCACACTCCCAAAATCTTAGTACAATTTCAAATGCTAATATTTATGGTAGTGCAGCTGTTTCTCAATTAAGTCGAGAAGGAAATGTATTGCGTACATATCGTATGCTAGACATTTTCCCTGTTGAATGTGCGGCTATTGAGTTGGGTATGGGTTCTAATGATACGGTTGAAGAATTCGCCGTAACATTTGCAGTTAACAACTACACCATTGATGGAAATGGCCCAGACGGTAGTGCTACTGGTCTTGGTATTGATATTTCTCTGAATGGTAGAACTAATATCGGTGGTTTATCAATTAATATCTAATTGATAGAGGGGGGAATTTTCCCCCCTTTACTTTCATAATGAAAAGAGGATACTTTTATGGCATTTGAATTATTTGGATTCACGTTTGATAAAAAAAAGAAAGATACTGGAAGTTTTATAACTCCGCAAAAAGATGATGGAGCCCTTACTTATATAGAGGGTGGCGGATTTGTAGGAACATATCTCAATACGGATGTTGATGCAAAAGATGAAAATCTTTTAATTCAAAAATATCGTGAGATGGCTATGACTCAAGAAGTTGATCTTGCATTAACTGACGTTGTTAATGAAGCTGTTTTACACGGCGGAGATCATGGTAGAGATGCGGTTGCAATTTCTTTAGAGAATTTAGATTTAAGCGAATCTATAAAAACAAAAATTTCTACGGAATTTCAATCAGTTCTAAAGTTATTAGACTTCAATCATAATGGTTCTGATCTTTTTAGAAAATGGTATGTTGATGGAAAACTTTATCATCATATTATTATTGATGACGAAAATCCAAGAAAGGGAATTAAGCATTTAGTTCCTGTTGATGCATTAGATATCAAAAAAGTTCGTGAGATTCAAAAAGAAAAAGACCCTGTAACAAATATTGAATTTATCACAAACATAGAAGAATATTTTATTTACAAACCAGATCAGTTGTCTGGACAGTTTTATCCTCATGGAAGATATCAAGAGGAAATAAAAGTTTCTGCTGATTCAATTTCCTATGTTCATTCTGGAATGATTGATTCTCAGAAACAAGTTGTTATAGGTTATCTATATAAGTCAATTAAACCTTATAACCAATTAAGGATGATTGAGGATTCTTTAGTTATCTATCGCTTGGCAAGAGCACCAGAACGAAGAATTTTTTATATAGATGTTGGTAACTTGCCGAAATTAAAAGCAGAACAATACTTACGTTCTGTTATGGACAAGTATAAACAAAAGGTTGTTTATAACGCAACTACTGGTGAAGTAGAAGATCAGAAAAAGCAGATGTCAATGCTAGAAGATTTCTGGTTGCCACGAAGGGAAGGCGGTAGAGGTACAGAGATTAATACCTTACCTAGTGGACAGAATCTTGGTGAGATCGAAGATATAGAATATTTTAGAAAGAAACTATATCAAGCATTGAATGTTCCTATCTCTAGAATAGAGGGAACGGAACAAACTGCATTTAATCTTGGAAGAACATCCGAGATTAATAGAGATGAAATTAAGTTTTCAAAATTTATTACGAAAATACGATATAAATTTTCATCTTTATTTTCAGAATTATTGCGAGTGCAACTTCTTCTTAAAGGAATTATTAGTGAAGATGATTGGCACCAGATTAAAGACGGATTAGATTATATATGGACTAAAGATTCACACTATGTTGAATTAAAAGAGAATGAAATTTATAGAGAAAGATTTGAAATTCTCCAGCAAATGGATGAATATATTGGAAAATATATTTCTAATGAATGGGTAAGAAAGAGTGTTTTACGACAATCAGAACAAGATATAAAAGATATTGATGCCCAGATTGCGAAAGAAAAACCAGAAGAAGAAGAAACTGATTCTGGTGATGATGATGAATTTTAATCCATAATTAAATATGAAAATTTCTAAATCCAGTTTTATTGAAAATTATAAGAAGAAGGTTTCTGACTTGCCTGAAAAGGAAAGGATACAGGAAGCAATTTATTTTGCGTTTGATTTAACAGATCAATATGGTATCGTTAGAATTAATAAGGCGATTGCAGAATCCGCAATTAAGTTTAATATCAACGAAGATATACTTAGAGAAAAAATTAACGACTCTGATTTTATTTTAAATGAAAGGAAAGCGAAATGAGTGATGCAGATACAAGATCAACTAATGTTAGTTTTATAAAACAAATTGTAGATAAAAAATTTAGTAAATCAAATGTTACATTAGCCGATATGATGAAAAATAAGGCGATGTCAGTTATTGATGATTTCAAAAATTCGTTTAAGTATGTTCCTAATGCTAGTTCACCAACAACAGAACCTAAAGGTGAGACAAGTACGGAAACAGAAACAGATAATACCACAGGATAATAAAATGGATGAAGCACTAACAATCTCTCAAAGATTGAAACGATCTAGAATAATGAAAATGAAGTCTGGTATTATTAAAAGAAAACGTGAGATCGCTTTAAACAAAAGAGCAAGTCCTGAGAAAATATTTAACAGAGCGATGAAAAAGGCTCGTGATATTCTTAGAAAAAAACATACAGCTGGTAAAAGTGCAAAAGACTTATCTATGTCTCAAAAAGAAAAAGTTGAAAAGTTGTTAAGCAAGAAGAAAGGTATAATTAAAAAAATTGCTAAAAAATTATTTCCTAAAATGAAGTCTGCTGAAGGGGAGAGATTAAAAGCACGAAGGGCGAAAAAGGGAGAGAAATAAATGAAACTAATAACAGAACATACCAGCGAAGTTGAATATATTGTTGAAGGTAAAGATAAACAACAATATATTAAAGGTATCTTTATGCAATCTGATATTAAGAATCAGAATGGTAGAGTTTATCCATATCCAGTTCTTAAAAAGCAGGTAAAGAAATTTAATGAGAACTTTGTAAAACAAGATAGAGCGTTGGGAGAGTTAGGACATCCAGACGGCCCAACCGTTAATCTTGATAGGGTTTCTCATATAATAACAGAATTAAAAGAAGATGGAAAAAATTTCATTGGAAAAGCAAAGATAATCGATACACCGAATGGAAAGATTGTAAAAAATCTTCTTGAATCAGGTGTTCGTTTGGGAGTGAGTTCTAGAGGTCTTGGTTCAGTTAAGACAAATAAAGATGGTGTGAATGAAGTTCAAGATGACTTTGTTCTTTCTACTGTTGATATTGTTTCTGACCCAAGTGCCCCTGACGCATTTGTTAATGGCATTATGGAAGGTAGAGAATTTAGTCTCACAGGAGAACTTGAGTATGATATTCGTAAAGAGATTAAGAGTACAATATCCAAAAGACTAGATGAAAAGAAGATAAAACTATTTCAAAGTTTTATGAAAAAATTACAATCTTAATTAGATATTTAAAAGGAGTAGTTAAAAATGGCTAAACAAAATGGACAAACTGATGCAGAGATGATGGAAGATAGTGAGATCGAAAAAAAGATAAACGAAAAAGTAAAAGATTCTAACAAAGAAGCTGGACTTCCTGAGATCGATCCAGATACAGGTCGAGATGAATCAGAGGAAGATGGAGAAGAAGGAACATCTAAAGCTTCCGAACCTAAAACTTCTAAGTCTCACGCATCTGCAAAAGCAGAAGGTAAAAAAGTGAAAAAAGAGATGGATGACGAAGAAGAAGATGAAGAAGAATGGGAAGAATCCAAGAAATCTAAAAAAGAGGAATTCCCCCCTGCTGATGACGAAGATGAAGATGAAGAAGATGAGGATGAAGAAGAAGCAGAGGAATCTAAGAAAGCTAAGAAAGAAGAAATCGAAATTAATGTAGATGAAGATGTAGCTGCATTGGTTGATGGTGAAGAACTTTCTGAAGAATTCAAAACTAAAGCTGCTACAATCTTTGAAGCCGCTGTTAAATCCAAAATTGCAAAAGTTCGCAAACAGATTCGTGAAGAATCTAAGAAAGAACTTAATGAGCGTGTTGAGACAATTCAAACAGAGATGTCTGAAAATGTTGATAAATACCTCAACTATGCAACTGAAGAATGGATGAAAGAAAACAAACTTGTCGTAGAACAAGGTGTTCGTAACGAAGTTACGGAGAGTTTTATTGCTGGATTGAAAAAATTGTTTGAGGAACATTATATTGACGTTCCCGAAGAAAAAGAAGATGTATTTGAAAGTCTAGTTGTTGAAGTTGCAGAACTTGAACAGAAATTAGACGAACAAACTGAGAAGCACATGGACACCGTGAAAGAGTTAAATACATATAAGGCTGCTTCTGTATTTAAGACCGTATCAGAAGGTATGGTTGACACAGACATTGAAAAACTAAAAGAATTGACAGAGGATGTTGATTACGATACTGATGCTAAGTATGCGGAAAAACTGAACACTATCAAGAATAGTTATTTCAAATCTGACAAGAAAGAAGTTGTGGACAATAAGAAAGCAACTGCTGGCACTAACAACCCTGTTGTAGATGGAACTGGTGATAGTCGTATGGATAGTGTTATGAGTGCAATTTCTAATTTGTCAAAAAAACAATAATAATGGATTGACTGAATTTTAACATTAATTAATTAAACAAAATTATTTACAAGGAGTACAATTATGTATTTATCAGAAGATATTTCGGATAAGTGGAAGCCGGTAATGGAACACGGCGATCTTCCCGAAGTTAAAGATTCATATCGCAGAGATGTTACTTTGCGTTTGTTGGAAAACCAAGAGAACTTCTTAAAAGAAGCAGCACCCACTAATTCTACTGGTGGGAGCGTAGATAACTGGGATCCAATTTTAATTAGTCTTGTAAGACGTGCTATGCCTCAAATGATTGCATATGACGTTGCAGGCGTTCAACCTATGACTGGGCCAACTGGTTTGATTTTCGCTATGAAATCAAAATACAATGCTCAGACAGGTGGATCAGGTGGAGTTGCTGGTGGTGAGAGTGTTGAAGCGTTCGGTGCAGCTGGTACAGGTGCAGACGAAGCAGATACTCAACATTCTGGTACTGGTACACATACCACAACCGACAATACCAATAATCCTTTTGGTGGCACATGGAATTATGGTACTGGTATGGCAACAGCTGACGCTGAAGATTTAGGCGCTGGTGGAACTTTTGGCGAGATGGCTTTCACAATCGACAAAACTTCCGTAACCGCTAAATCACGTGCTCTTAAAGCTGAGTACTCTACGGAGTTGGCTCAAGACTTGAAAGCAGTACATGGTTTGGATGCAGAAACAGAATTGGCGAATATTCTTTCTACGGAAATCTTGCAAGAGATTAACCGTGAAGTTATCCGTACAATTTATGTAACTGCTAACGACGGTGCTTCTACAACTACATCAGCAGGTACATTCGATCTTGACCTTGATAGTTCTGGTCGTTGGTCTGTTGAAAAATTCAAAGGTTTGATGTTCCAAATCGAGCGTGATCGAAATGAAATCGGTCATAACACTCGCCGAGGAAAAGGTAACTTTATGATCTGTTCCGCTGACGTTGCTTCTGCTATGTCAATGGGTGGTATGTTGGAATCAGGTCATGCGTTGAATGTAGATGATACAATGTCAACTTATGCTGGTATGATGAACGGCATGAAAGTTTATGTTGATCCTTACTACACATCAAACGCTGGTCAATTCTATGTAGTTGGTTATAAGGGTGCAAGTCCTTATGATGCTGGTCTTTTCTACTGTCCTTACGTTCCTCTACAGATGGTACGTGCTATGGGTGAAAACACATTCCAACCAAAAATCGGATTTAAGACACGCTACGGCATGATTAAGAATCCTTTTGTTGGTGATGGTTCTCAAACCATGACAGCAGACGAAAACCAATATTACAGAAAAGTGAAAGTCAATAACCTACTGTAATTTTAGTTTGGTTTAAATCAAGAGGGGTAAGGGTTTTGCCCTTACCCCTTTTTTTTATGGAGTCTATTTATGTATGAATACCGAGCTCGTGTTAAACGGATTATCGATGGCGATACTATTAGGTGTGATATTGATTTGGGGTTTGATTTGTTTCTTGCTAATCAAACTATACGATTACATGGCATAGATGCACCAGAGTCAAGGACGAAAGATAAAGAAGAAAAGTATTACGGAAACCTCGCAAAAGAGTTTTTAAATGATTATTGCCCTAAAGGTAGTGAAATAAAAATAAGAACTATTAAAGATGGAAAAGGAAAGTTTGGTAGAATATTAGGTGATATTATAATGAACGGAGTTTCATTAAATGAACAAATGGTTGAAGAAAACCTTGCCGTATTCTATGACGGGCAATCTAAAGAAGATATACAGAAAGAACATCAAGTTAACAGAGTAGCATTAAATAGAAAAGGTTATAAATATATAACATAGTTCCTTACATTGACTATTTTTTCATGGTAGGCTTTGCTTGTCAGCTTGGTCAATAGTATAAATAGATTTAATACACTTAACATAAAGCAATTAATAATATGCCATTTAATACACCAACTGAAATAAATTATCTTAATCCAGTATCTTTTGAAACTAGTTTTCTAAGATTACCTGATGTTAGTTTTATGACTCAAGAAGTAACAATTCCTAGTGTAGCATTAGGTATAACTTCTTATGCTTCTTTCTTTAGTGATTTACCTATCGAAGGCGATAAAATTAACTTTGAACAATTAAGTATTTCTTTTATAGTAGCAGAAGATTTATCTAATTATCTTGAAATATATAACTGGTTGTTAGCAATCGGATTTCCAGAAGATTTTGACCAATTTAAATTAAAAGAATCTATTGTTTCCACAGCATCAGGCACAGGCCTTGATACGCTTAAATCCGATATGTCTATTATAGTGAATACTAACAAATCAAATCCAAATTACGAAATCGTATTTCGTGATTCATTTCCTGTATCTCTATCCAGTATCTCATTCCAAGCAAATGCTGCCGCTATAGAACCGATTATAGTTACTGCAAATTTCGCATATGCAGGGCAGTTCCAGATTAAAAAACTTACCTAAACTAATTCCTTGTATATGAATTAATCCTTTGTTATACTTATATTATGAATATTAATGATATCAAAGAAATGATTACGGAAGATTCTATCTTTTTTAAAGATGAGGCTAATATAGATATCGCATCTTTATCCGTGCCCGAGATGAGCGGAAAATACCATCAATTAATCGCTGACGAAACTATGGGTTTGCGATTACTTAAAAAAGATTATGATGTTCTTTATAAAGAAAGATGGTTATTTTATTCTGGAAAAGCAGACCCCGAAGAATACGAAAAAGAAGAATTTGATTTAAAAATTCTTAAATCAGATATTGACAAATTTTTAAATTCAGATGAAGCGTTAAATAAATTAAAAGATAAGATTACGTTACAAGAAATCAAGATTAACTTGCTAACAGATTTTACTAAATCTATTACGTCAGCATCTTTTAATATTGGTAATGCAATTAAATGGAAGAAGTTTTTATCTGGTGAACTTGGATGATTGTTGTTGGTAAAGTTAATGAATCTTTCTTACAGATTTCTTGTGAGAGACATATCGCATATGAGCTTAATGAATACTTTAGTTTTAAAGTACCTAATGCTCAATTCCATCCTAAGTTTAAAGCGAAATTGTGGGATGGTAAGATACGTTTATTTAATATCAATACAGGAAAGATGTATCTAGGTTTATATCCTTATCTTAAAGAGTGGGCATCTAAACATAGTTACGAAATAAAAACAGATATAATAGAAGTAAAAGGTCATAAGATTGATTATGATAACTGCAAGAAGTATATGGAATCATTAATGCCTCTTGTTAAGGGAAAGAAGATTATACCAAGAGATTATCAAGTTGAATCTTTTGTTGAGTGTATTAAACAAGAAAGAGCGTTGTTACTTTCCCCGACATCATCTGGAAAGAGTTTAGTTATCTATTCTTTAATAAGATGGCATCAACAATTTCTAGAGAGGGATAAGATTTTAATTCTTGTACCTACTACAAATCTTGTTACGCAAATGTACAATGATTTTAAAGATTATTCTTCAAAATTAAAAGATTGGAATGTTGAAGAACAATGTCATGTAATTTATTCGGGTAAAGAAAAGGATTCAGAGAAACAGATATATATAAGCACATGGCAGTCGTTGTATCGATTAGGTGCTCCATACTTCCGCAAATTCGGAATGGTTGTAGGTGATGAAGCTCACCTATGTAATGCCCAAAGTCTTAAAGGTATTCTGGAAAAGATGATTAACACCAGATATCGTTTCGGAACTACTGGAACAATTACCGATTCTAAGACACATAAATTAGTATTAGAAGGTTTGTTTGGTAAAACATATACAGCGGTTACTTCAAAGAAATTGATGGAAGATAAACATATATCTGATTTACGGATTGATTGTTTAGTATTAAAATATAATGATGCAGAAAGAAAACAATTAGCAAGAGCTTCTTATAAAGAAGAAATTGATTTTGTTGTACAACATAAATTAAGAAATCAGTTTATCCGTGATCTTGCTTTACTTAGAAAAGGTAACGTGTTAATTCTTTTTAATTATGTTGAGAAACATGGTAAAGTATTACATAAGATGTTGCAACAAAAAAATAGTAAAGATAGAAATATCTTTTTTATAGCAGGTGAAACGTCTGTTGAAGATAGAGAGAAAATTCGTAGTTTAGCTGAAGTTGAGAATTCCATAATAGTCGCTTCGTCTGGTGTATTATCAACTGGTGTGAATATCAAGAATTTGCAGACTTTAATTTTTGCTCATCCTTATAAAGCGAAGATAAGAAATCTTCAATCAATAGGTAGGGTATTAAGATTAGATGATAAAGATAATAAAGCAATTCTGTTTGATATTGTTGATGATCTTTCATGGAAAGCACACCAAAATTATGGTGTTAAACATTGGAAAGAACGTGTTAACACTTATCTAGCAGAACAATTTGACTATATATGTAAGGAAATCACTTTATGAGGAAAAAAAATGGGCAAGACATTTAAGAAATTTGTTAAGAATCGTTTTGAGAAAAAGAAGTTTAATCGTTACAAAAACAGAAAACGTAAATTTATGGAAGGGGTTAATGATGGACAAGAGGAACTGGACGAGGATGGCGAAGTGCGACAGGTGCAAAAAGAAAACGACACAAGAGAATCGGAGTGAGGGATTTGCTGGAAAAGTCTATTACGAAGATTGGTATTGTTTAGATTGTGATTGTATTATGTTAGAGAAAAAAAGAGGTAATCCCAAGTTTGAAACTGAATGGTGTATTAGCGGATGAGAATTGTTTTACCATATAATATGCATTTTGGAAAATATAATACGGACATTATCGCTGGTGGAATTGAAAAGTTTTGCCATCAGATAGTTGAAACCTTTGATGATGTTCATGTTGTTAATATTGATAATGATGAGACAGCGAAAGATAATGCGAATAAAATTATCGATTATTCCAGAAAGGTTGATGCGGATATTATAATATCAAACTGGTATCAAGCATCTTTTGCTGGTTCACATATATTAGATTCCGAGTTTCCTATTATGTTGATACTGCATGGGTGTATTGGGATGGGTTCTTTGTTGTCCACTATTAACAATCTTAGGGAAAAAGAACATTCATGTTTTATGGTGAGTGAATTTCAATTTGATTTTTATAAGAGTATGGCAGATAGATTTAGAACTAATGTTGCTATTGATGGTTATATTGATTCTAGTTATGTCAAGGGAAACAAACCAGAATTATTAGAAATAGAATATGATTGCGTAACAATAGGGAGATGTTGTCCGCTTGAAAAAAGACCTTTTCTATTAAAGGAGTATTTAAAAGATACCGATTATAAAACTGTTTTGATGTCAAATACTCCAAGAGATGAAAAGGAAAGGACATACTTAGAAAAGAATAAGAAGTATGATGGTGTTTTATTTGATCTAGAACATAAAGAGGTTATGAAAACGCTTTCAAAATCTATGACTTACTTTTCTACATCTTGGCAAGAAACATGGGGTATTACTGCATTAGAAGCTTTATCGCATGGTGTTCCAGTAATATTAAACAGTAAAGATAACAAACATGGATCGACTATTATTCCTAGTCAGGATAATCATTATAGGATGATAGACCATGATCCTCACGAACTTATAATGGCGATAGAAAGTTTAAGAGGTTGTGATAGAAAAGAAATCCAAGATAAAACTTGGGATAAACATAATCATAATAATTGGAAAAATAAATTTTCTAATATGATTGATAGTACAGTAGAAAAATATAAAAAACCAAACTTGGTTCAATTCATGTAAAGGATGATTGCTATGTTAAAAGTTAAAATGGTGAACAAGAGTGATAATGCATTACCTAAGTATGCAAAAGATGGTGATGCTGGTATGGATATATGCTCTCTGGAAGATGTTGAATTAGGGGCATTTCAATGGCAACCAATACCTACTGGAATATATATGGAACTTCCAGAAGGTTATGAATGTCAAATCAGGTCAAGGTCTGGTTTAGCGGCTAAAGAGGGTATTCAAGTTTTAAATAGCCCAGGCACTATTGATTCTGGTTATCGTGGCGAGGTTAAAGTTATTTTAAAAAATAATGCATACGCTCCATATAAAATTAAAAAAGGTGATAGGATTGCACAAATGGTTTTTGCACCAGTAACAAATGTTGCTCCTGTTGAAGTTGAAGAACTTTCCGCATCTGATAGAGGTGAGGGTGGATTGGGGAGTACAGGAACATGACAGATAAAAGAAAACACTATGTAGATAATGAGAAGTTTTTTGATGAAATGAAGAAATGGAAACAGCGGGTTTTAGATGCAAGGGAAGTTGACGAACCTGATCCGCCTTCTACTGAATTTATGGGTGAATGTTTTTTAAAGATTTGTGAACATTTAATCATGCGCCCTAATTTTATTAATTACACATTCCGAGATGATTTGATTTCTGATGGCATTGAGAATTGTTTGTTATACGCTCACAATTTCAATCCAGAAAAATCGAAGAATCCTTTTTCATATTTTACACAAATTATACATCATGCATACGTTAGGAGAATTGTTAAAGAAAGAAAGTTAATGCATATTAAATATCTTTTTGTTGAAAGGTCTGGAATACTAGATGAATTAAATCCAGAGAATGAGGACAATAAAAGGGTTACTAAGGTCTGGTTGGACTATCTAAAGACTCACGAAAAGTATGCTGTTAATCCAGATAAAAAGAAAAAGAAACCAAAACCTGATTTAGAATTGTACTTTAAATAGAGGATTCTACTTAATTCCTTACATTCCTATAACTTTTTTGATAGACTAAGGACTAAACATTGGATTATCACGTTATGATTTTTGAAGAATGTCAGAAGTGTAAACAATTTGAACCAGATCATTCATTTAAACATTGTTCATTTACAATGACTAAGTTAGATGATGGAAAAGCTCTACAAGAGTTTGAATGTTCAAGATGTAATTTTAAATGGGAAAGAATATATGAAAGTAGCACTAATAACGGATCAACATTTCGGGGGGAAGCAAGACAGTCAGAACTTTTTGAATCACATAAGGAAATTTTATGAAGAACAGTTTTTTCCATATTTGTTTGAACATAATATTAGTACTGTTATTGATCTTGGCGACACATTTGATCGCCGAAAGTACGTTAACTTTAATACATTAAATGAAGTTAAGAAATTTTACTTTGATGTATTCTATGAACGTGATATTCAACTACATTCTATTGTAGGTAATCATTCTACTTATTATAGAAATACAAATTCTGTTAACAGTTCTGAATTACTTTATGGACATTATGATAATATTGAAGTATATCCAGAAGCTAAAACAATTCATGTGGGTGAATATGTAGATAGTGAAATTGCTATTGATTTAATTCCGTGGATTAATTCAGAAAATTATGATAAGACAATGAATTTTATCAAGAATTCTAAATCACAAATTGCTCTTGGTCATTTAGAAGTAGCAGGGTTTGCTATGTACAAAGGATATAATTCAGAGGATGGAATATCTAAAACTACATTTAAAGGATATGAGTTAGTATGTTCTGGACATTATCATCATAAGTCAAGTGAGGATAACATTCATTATCTTGGAGCTCCTTATGAGATTACTTGGAATGATTATGATGACCCTAGAGGGTTTCATGTATTAGATACAGAAACCAGAGAAATAGAGTTTATTCGTAATAAGTTTAGATTGTTTGAAAAGATATATTATGATGATAATAAGTCCGATTATTCAAATGTTGATACAGCGGAATATAAAGATAAAATAGTTAAACTTATAGTTGAGAATAAAAAAGACACATCTACTTATGAAAATTTTATTGATAAGTTGTATGCTTCTGATTTGGCAGACTTGACTATACTTGAGGATTTATCGGAATATAGTGCGAGGTATGAAGGTACACAGGAAGATGATATTGAGGTAGGAAATACATCTGATTTCCTAGATGAATATGTTGATAGTATGCCTTCTAATAGTGCAAAGATAGATGAACGAACAAAGATAAAGAAACTATTAAAAGTTATATATAATGAAGCACTTAACATGGAAGAATAATGATTAGATTGAAAACTGTTAGGTGGAAGAACTTTCTATCTACTGGAAATAACTTTTTAGAAGTAAAGTTAAATAAAGAACCAATGACATTGATCGTTGGAAAGAATGGTGCTGGTAAATCAACATTGATTGACGCTATCACCTTTTCTTTGTTTGGTAAACCTTTTAAAAAGATCAATAAAAGTCAATTATTGAATACCGTGAACGAATGTGATCTTTTAACAGAGATTGAATTTTCTGTTGGGAATTCTGAATGGAAAATAGTTCGTGGCATTAAACCGAATTTATTTGAAATATATAATAATGGTAAACTGGTTAATCAAGATGCAAAGGCGATGGACTACCAAAAGTATCTTGAAGAAAAAGTATTAAAGTTAAACTTTAAATCGTTTACACAGATTGTTGTATTAGGGTCAGCATCATTTGTTCCCTTTATGCAATTATCTGCTAATGATAGAAGAATTATTATTGAGGATATTCTGGATATAGGTATATTCTCTGTTATGAAGAATTTACTTAAAGATCGTTCAGTCATTCTTAAAGAAGAAATGAGTGAAGTTGATTATGAGATTAAATTGCTTCAAGAGAAAATTAAACTACAAGAAAAACATTTAGAAGAACTAAAAGCGAAATCTGATTCAAAGAGAAAGTCTGATCTAGTTAAGATCAAGGAAACAGAAGGCGAGATTAAAAGACTTACAGAGGAAATAGAAAATCATCAAGATATGGTGGTGTCTTTGATGAGGTCTATTGTTGATGAAGATACGACACATAAAAAGAATAATGAACTTGATAAATATCGTTCACAGATAAATAAGAACTTAAAGAAACTTAATAAAGATAAAAAGTTTTTTGAAGAAAAAGAAAACTGTCCTACTTGTGAACAAGATATTGATGAGGTATTTAAGAAAAGCAAACTTAATGATATATCAGATGACATTGAGGAAATGGATGATGGTCTGGAAAAGATAGATGAAGAAATCCAGAGAGTATTTGAACGGTTGGATGAGATAACATCTGCCCATCAAGATATACAGAAACAAGAAAATGAAATTGTAGCAAAGAATGGTCATATAAAATCTCATAATGCTTTTATACAACATTTAAACGAAGAATTTGATAATAAAGTAGAAGATGCTGACGAAGGTAAGATAACAATATTAACTAGCGAATTAGAAGAATCAAAGAAAAATAGAAATCAATATTCTGAGCAGAAAAGATATTATGATATTCTAGGTACAATATTAAATGATAAGGGAATTAAAACAAGGATTATCCGTAAGTATTTACCAGTTATTAATAACTATGTAAATCTTTATTTAAAGGATATGGATTTCTTTGTGAATTTCCAGCTGGATGAGAACTTTCAAGAAACTATTAAGAGTCGCCACAGGGACGATTTTTCTTATTATTCTTTTTCAGAAGGTGAAAAGAAAAGAATTGATATTGCATTGTTATTGACTTGGAGACATATTGCATCCATGCGTAACTCTGTTAATGTCAACTTGTTAATACTAGATGAAGTTTTTGATGCAAGCCTGGATCAAGCAGGAGTAGATGATTTAATGAAGTTATTTGGTATTCTTGAAAAGACCAACTTGTTTATTATATCTCATAAGTTAGATATACTAGACGATAAATTTCCTGCTAAGATTACAGTAGAGAAACTTAAAAACTTTTCAACTATGGAGTATAGGTGAAAATTATTGTGCTGATGTGGATACTTTCATTCAAGGATTTGTCTGGTGAGATTCATAAATTTACAGGCAGCATGGATGAATGTATGTTAACATCACTTTCATTTAATCAGGTACACGAAGGACAAAAGTATTCTGGTTGTTTTGCTTTGTCTAAACATTACGATTACGTTCCGAGGGATTAGAAATGCCGTTTTATAGTTATCGTTGTAATCAATGTGGTTTTACTGATGAAGCATTTGTTGATGTAAATAAAAGAGATAAGAAATGGCCTTGTGAACAAGAAGGTTGTACTGGTGTTATGGAAAGGGAAATTGATGCCCCATCATTTAAGTTGAAGGGTGATGGGTGGTATAAAGATGGTTATAGTAAGAAACCTAAACCGAAACCAAAAGAGGAAAAGAAAGAATGAAACTCTTATATCCATTTGCAAAACGATTTATTGCTGGGCATGATTTTGATTCTGCTAAACCAGTAATTGATGATCTATTGCTTGATGGATTTGAAATTTCAATAGACTACTTAGGTGAATTAAGTAAGACTAAAGACGATTGTGAAAAAGCATATAGACAATATACAAATATCATTTCTCATTATTCTAGAATTGGAAAAAAAATTGATCTATCTATTAAACCATCACAACTAGGTTTAAAACTAGATATAGGGTATTGTCGAAAGATGATACAGAGTCTTGCTTTTCTAGCAGATCATAATGGTATGACAGTTAGATTGGATATGGAAGATTCTTCTTTAACACAAGATACTATTGACTTGTGTTTTGAATTAAGAGATCATTCTAATAATGTTGGAATAGCATTACAAAGTAATTTATTTAGAACTGCAAAAGATATTCAGAATTTATTAGATGCTAAGATTTCTTTAAGAATTGTTAAAGGTGCATATAAGGAAACTAATAAAGAAGCATATCAAAATAAAAAACAAATCAGGCAACTGTTTATAAAAAATATATTTCAGATTATTACAAATAGGTGTCGATCATATTATCACTTTAAAGATATTACAACTCCTGTATCTGCTGTAGGTACACATGATGAATATGTATTAATGGAAGTTGTAAAGAACATGAAGAAGTTTAATGTTTCAAAAGATGATATGGATTTTGAATTGCTGTACGGCATCCGTAGAGATTTAAGTAGGGAATTAATGAAGAAGGGGTATAAGGTTCGGTTATATGTTCCATTCGGAACTGAATGGTTGCCATACACTTTACGAAGATTAAGAGAGTATGATAATATGAAAATGGTATTAGTTAACGTAATTAAGGAGCTATGGAATGGAAGAAAGACCGACAGATTTGAAATTGCATGAATTCCCTGATGCAAGTTTTATTCATGGCTGTTATATCAGGGAAGAAATTTGTGATGATTTAATTAATTATTTTGAAACGCATCCTACAAGACATGAATCTGGAAAGATATATGGAACGTGTGCTGAACATCTTGGTAGTTTAGTAGAAAATGATGAATTAAAGGTGAGCAAAGATATATACTTTTCACCTAAAAATGTTGCAGATGCTATGAGATTAAATAGTTATGTATTTGATTTAAACAAGTGTATAAGCGAGTATGAATATAAATATAAGAGAGCATACTATATGCAAAGTTATGGAGTATCTGAAAGTATTAACTTACAAAAGTATGAAAAGAATGAAGGATTTAAAGCATGGCATTGTGAAAGAGATGGACACGCACAACAATCACGCTGTCTAGCATTTATGACTTACTTAAACACCGTACCAGCTGGGGGTACGGAATTTTTGTATCAAAAACTTACTGTCCCAGCGATTAAAGGTTTAACCGTGATTTGGCCGTCTGATTGGACTCATACCCATAGGGGAGAGATTTCTAAACACCATACTAAGTATGTTTTAACAGGATGGTTGAATTACCAATCTTAAAGGAGATGTGTTACAATGGAAGAATGTAATAAAGTGTCAATGAGAGATCAGTATCTAGAAACTTTTAAAGCAGTTTGTAAAGGTAATCTGGACAAACATAGAATGAATATAGAGACAATGCTTAATAACGGTGTAGGTGTTGCTGAGCATGGAGACTTTATGGGCACTATAACAAGTGAAATGGAAAATGTTGCCAAGTGGGATGAAATGCTTACAATGGCGGATAAACATTTTCTAATGGATAATAACGTATATAATGGTTAATCTTTATAAAAGATTAATCAAAAACTAATATTATCCTAACACAAATCTAATTCTTTTTTTATAAGTATTAATGAATAATTAATAAATAATAAAAAAGGAGATAAGATGAGATTGACATTTTTAATATTGATAATGAGTATTACAATCGGCTGTGCTAGTGAACGAAGTACAAGAACTGCACAGCAAATATTAACACCAGATAAATTGAATATGCAGATTCATGTGAACCCCGATATTAGAAATGATATGAGGGATGATACTACAATACAGCAAGTTCGTTTAGGATTAGATTGGAATTTATAATATGGATTTAACATTATGGGCTTTACTTGGTTTTATTTTTGCGGTTTATGCAGTAACAGCAAATGATAGTATTCAAACTTTAGGAACATATATTTCATCCAATGCCGATATTAAATGGTATTGGATGTTTGGTTATATGGGTACTATTTTTGTTGGTACAATGTTATATGGATTTGGAATTTATGATCCAGCATTCGGTAGATTAGAGAAGTTCCCCACAGTAGAAGTTCAATGGTATCATGCCGTAGCACCTATGATACTAGTTGCACTTACTCGCCTAAAGATTCCTGTATCAACTACCTTTTTAGTTTTATCAGTATTTGCTTCATCCGTAGTAATGGAGAAAATGTTAATTAAAAGTTTTCTCGGTTATGCTGTATCTTTTGTTTTTGCGTTTGGTTCATGGTATCTTATAAGTAAGTATATCTTGAATGAAGGACAAAAGGGGCAGGATAAACATAACCTCTATTGGAGATATGGCCAATGGATTACTACTGGATGGTTATGGGCAACATGGTTACAACATGATATGGCGAACATCATGGTATTCCTTCCAAGATATCATCCAGCTGGAAATGGTAGTTACGAATTACTTGTTATCGGAGTAATGTTAGTTGGACTTGCTTTTATGTTTTGGGAACGTGGTGGAAGGATTCAAGAAATTGTATTATCTAAAACCAATACAAGATATGTTCGATCTGCAACATTGATTGATCTGGTTTATTGTTTCGTATTATATTTCTTTAAAGAATTAAACAATATTCCAATGTCAACAACATTTGTTTTTATGGGAATGTTAGCAGGAAGGGAAATGGGTATTTGGATGGACATGGGATATGGAAATCTAACATACACAAAACGACATAAGAAAGCAATATTTCCAATGCTGTACACAGACTTTTTAAGACTAATGCTGGGATTAGCTGTTAGTGTAACTATGGCATACGGAGTTTTTTATCTAAATAATTAACTTTTTTTTCACCAAGACCTTGACATTTGAAATTTAGATGTTATTTATATAGTAACACTAATTTTACAAGGAGAAAGAAAGATGACTTTTATGACTAAAAGAAAACCTTATACATTTGATTCACTAAGTCCGTTTCCAAATTGGTTAGAATTTGATAGGTGGGATGATTGGTTCAATTCTGGACTTGAACAATATGAACGCCCGTTAAATAAATATCGTTGGGATGAAACGGAAGAAGAATATCGAATTGATATGGTTATGCCAGGCATGACTAAAAAGGATATTGATATATCTTTTAAGAATGAAATGCTTACTGTTAAATGCAAGAGAGAGGTTTCTGAAAAGGATCAAAAATTCTTTGGTATAAAAACCGAACAATCCTTTAAGAACTTTCCGAGTGGAATAGACTCAAGTAAAATTTCTGCGGAAATGGGTGATGGTATTTTAACTATTAAACTCCCAAAAAGAGAAGCAGATAAACCGAAGTACATTGACATTAAATAGGAGTTGCTATGGATGAAGAAAGTATTGAACTTGATTTTGATTCAAGTGATTTAAATAACGATTGGGTTGATTTTATATATTATGAAAATGGAGTGAAAGTTACCAGACTACATCCATCATGGCATAAAGACCCCAATATTTTTGAAAATCCATTAAAAGGAAGGGCCCGCAAACCTAGTTTTGGGCCTAAAGACCCCTAACCCTATATAACTAAAGGAGTTATAGTGAAAATCCCGTAACTCCTTTGTTTATAGGGGTTTATGTTTTTTTTGAAAACTTTTTTGTAAACCCTTTGTTTACAATGCTTTACAGACCAACTTTTTTTCATTATTTCCTTGACATTATTCCCCTATTTTGATAGGCTAGAGTTAACAAATTGAGAGGAACTTATTTTATGACTGAAAAAACTGTAAAGATTGAATCTAAAGAAAAACTCGCCAAACTCTTAGCGATGGAAGATTTAGACATTCAACATAAGCAAGTTCGTACTGCTATGTTTGATGTTAAAAACCGTTGCTTAGTCCTGCCCATTTGGAAGGACGTTTCCAATAACCTTTATGATCTATTAGTTGGACATGAAGTTGGACACGCTCTTTTCACTCCTAATAATGAAGAAAAACTTAAAGGCTTAATAAAGAAATCTTCTAAACATTGTGTGAATGTTGTTGAAGATGCTCGCATTGAATCTTTAATGAAACGCAAGTATCCAGGCTTGGTTAAATCTTTCTATAAAGGTTATGGTGAATTAGTTAAGAAAGATTTTTTCGGTTTGAATGAAATGGATTTTGATAAAATTAATTTGTTGGATAAACTTAATTTGCATTTTAAAATTCCTTCAGCAGTTGCTGGTTGTTTTGAGTTTAATAAAACTGAACAATCATTTGTTAATCGTATTGAGAAAATTAAGAAGTTTGAAGAACTTGAAAAGATTTGTGTAGATATTTGTAAGTACATTAAAGAGAATCGTACTGAAGAAGAAGAGCAAGAGTCAAAATATTTTGATAAAGACTCTGAAAATTATTCAAATGATAATATTGAATTTGAAGATGAAGAAAATAATGAGTCTGGTGAAGATGCTGATTCTAATGAAGATACTGAGCAGGGTTCATCTGATGAAGATAATGAGGAAGATGAATCCGAGGAAAGTGAATCAGAAAAAGAATCTGCTTCTGATGAAGATAATTTAGAAGTTGAATCCGAAAAAAAGGATGCGATTGGTACAGCAACTAATAATGCTGACCATGAAGAAGATTTCGTACCCGAAGATTTAAAGTCAAAAACTCTTGAGAATGTTGAAAAAGAATTAGAAAAAATTACTGATAATAAATCTGATAATGAATATGTTACTTTGCCAAAAACTGTATTGGATAATAATATTAATGATTATAAAGATGCATGGAAACCTTTTAAGAAGTTTTATGATCTAGAGACATATCGCTCAGTTGCATCTCAAGGTTCTGAAGCAATTCGTAGAAATTATGATTGGTCTTTTGAAACTGAATCAAGGTTTTTAAATGATAAAGAAATGATCTTTAAATCAGCAAAGGAAACATTGGATAAGATTAAAAAAGAATCTTCTAAGAATGTTGCTCACATGGCTATGGAGTTTGAAAGAAAGAAGTCTGCTGATGTTTATAAAAGAACTTCATTCTCTAAAACTGGTGTTTTAGATACAAACAAAATGTTCTCTGCTAAATATAATGATGATATATTTAAAAAGAATATTCGCACGCCTGATGGTAAGAATCATGGTCTTTGTATGTTCGTAGATTGGTCTGGTTCAATGGCACCTAACATGGCGGGATGTATCAAGCAGTTAATTGAATTGATGTTGTTCTGTAAGAAAGTTAATATCCCATTTGAAGTTTATTCTTTTACGGATGTAAGTGCGGATTCTAATAATAAAGCACTTTCTTTCAAATATGGACATGGTGATTTAGTTTGCGATAAGAGAGTTACCTTGAATAATTACTTTTCAAGTCGAATGAGTACTAGAGACTTTAATGATGCTCTTTTAAACATGACTGTTATTTCTAATTCCTTTCGAGGCGGATATCAGTACTACCCTATTCCAAGTGAAGATAGACTTGGTTATACACCTCTTAATGGTTCTATTATTGCTTCTGAGAAAATCATTCGGGAATTTAAATCAAGGAATTCACTTGATAAGGTTCATGGTGTTTGGATAACAGATGGCGAAGGTAATAACTGTATTGCAAAAAAGGAACTTAATGAACATGGCATTCTGACAGATAAGGGTGTTAACAATTACTCAAATAATTTATATGTTCAAGATACTATTATGAAAAAGAATTATCGTGTTACAGGACGAAAATTGACCCCTACTCTTTTTAAGATTCTTAAAGATCGTTTGGGTTGTAATGTAGTAGGATTTTTCTTGGATGGTAATTTTGGAAAGAAAAGTGGTATGATGAAATATTGGTATGATGCAATTCAGAGTAATACGCATCAATTTCCAAAAGAACAAAGATACCCAAATCGGATTGACCAGAATGCTTGGTTACAAAAATGTAAGAAGGATGGATTCTTAATTAAATCATCTGCTGGTTATGATGAATATTATGTTATCAATAATGCCCCGATAGTAGATAAGACTGTTGACATTGAAGAAAAAATGACTGCTCGAAGAATGGCCACTCTATTCTCAGCGAAGTCAACTCAATTCAAAAAGTCTAGGGTTATATTGAGTAAGTTTATTGATCTAATAACCGTTTAATACAAGCGATTTTAAGCGGTTTTTAACCCCTAACCCTTACTCTGGTATGGGTTTTTAATAAAAACCGCTTAAATCGCATTTCAGTTCGTTTTATAAACCTTTGTAAAATAAGGAGTTACAAACAAGATGAAAACCTCTTTAAAATCAAGGACTTACAGACACAATTATTTTGCTATAAAGTAAAGATTTTCCTTGACAATTTGAGCATAATTTGATAAGCTGTATAAAGATAAAAATTAATTGATAGGAGCACATATATTATGATTGACATGAATAAGAATGAAACTCGCCAAACCTTTAAAGCAGAAATTGATAAACTGTATGGTGATGGCACTTTCACTACTGGACAAGCATATAAGGCTTGTATTTCTTCTGGCCTGCCTGAAAGTACTTGGTCTGGAATTTATGCTTTGTTGCGTAAACATTGTCGAACTGATGAGCGTGGCGTTTTAACTTTCAAAGACCGCTGTGGTACTGAAGCAAATGCTAAACCTTCAAAAGAAGTTATTAAGAAAAAGGTTAAGAAAAGTGTTGCTGATGATAGAGCACTTTTAAATGAATCTGTAGTTGCTCCAACTACTCCTAAAAAAGATTTAACAGTAAAGACTGCTTCAAATACTGTTATTAATCTTATTCCTAAAAAAGACCCCACTTATGTAACGTGGGGGCATTTCAAAGATATTAAATCTGTTTTAGAATCTAAAATCTTTTATCCGATTTTTGTAACTGGTTTATCGGGTAATGGTAAAACTTCCATGATAAGAGAAGTTTGTGCTAAACTGAAACGTGATATGGTTCGGGTAAACATTACTGTTGAAACGGATGAAGATGATTTGCTCGGCGGTTTTCGTTTGGTAAATGGTGAAACAGTTTGGCAGGATGGCCCGTTGGTTGTTGCTATGAAAACTGGTGCTGTTGCATTGATTGATGAAGTTGATCTTGCATCCCATAAAATCATGTGTCTCCAACCTATCATGGAAGGACAACCGATTTATCTGAAAAAGATTAATGAAGTTGT